CCCGCTCCCAAGAAATGCAAATAGAACTATTAAGCGGTTCTATCTGGCAATTGTGCGGAAGTGATAACTTCGATTCTTTAGTAGGGGCAAACCCGAAAGGCGTGGTTTTTTCGGAATGGTCTCTTTGTAATCCGAGAGCATGGGACTATATCAGGCCGATACTTGCCGAGAACGGCGGTTGGGCTATTTTCATTTACACGGCGCGTGGGAAGAATCATGGCTATACAATGTCACAAATGGCAAAGAATAACCCAAACTGGCACTATTCATGCCTTACCGTTGACGACACAAGACGACCAGACGGTTCGCCTATAATTACAGAAGAAGCAATACAAGAAGATCGAGAGTCTGGAATGTCAGAGGATATGATCCAGCAAGAGTATTATTGTAGTTTTGACGCGGCTATCGTTGGCGCTTATTACGCAAAAGAAATAGCTGCAGCGCGAAAAGATAAACGAATAGGCTTTGTTCCTATTGAACCAAACTTAGAACTACACACTTTTTGGGATTTGGGCGTTTCTGATCATATGTGTATATGGTTTATACAGGCAATAGGAAAAGAAATTAGAGCCGTTAACTATTATGAAAACAACGGCGAAGGAATGGCACACTATATTAATTACGTTAAAAAGTTCGCGCAGGAGCATAACGTTCAGCTTGGCGAGCATTACGCACCGCACGACATTGAAGCGCGCGAATTAATGAGCGGTAAAAGCCGAAAGGACACAGCCAGAGAAATGGGAATAAACTTTAGAACCGTTCCAAGAGTTACAAACATAGCCGACGGCATAGAAGCAACGCGCAAAATATTTCCTAGAGTATGGTTCGATGAGAAACGTTGCGATCTTGGCATTAACGCTCTTTCAAGTTATAGAAGGGAATACAACGAAAAGTTAGACGTTTACAATGATAAGCCGGTTCACGATTGGGCCAGTAATGGTTCAGACGCATTTAGGCAAATGGCGCAAGCTTGGCAAGATATATTTGCACAGCCGGACAGAAAAGAACGCTTTTCACAACCAATTTCCGCAGGTGGTTTTAATGTATTCGATTGAACCTAGAACCGAAATCTGGACGGTATGCTTCAGTAAAGCAGCAAATAAACATTGGGTGCAAAGGTTTTTACACAAAGACTTTCAGCACTGTTACGCGTTTAAGAAATCACCAGGCGGCCAGTTCTTTTTAATAGTCGATCCTATTAGAAGTTATACCGTTGTCGATATGGTCCCAGCGAACGAAGAAGAATTTAAGCTATTGACCGAAAATGTTACTTTTTTAACCGTTGTTGCTACAATCGACTTAACAAAAGACCGCGGCCACTTTTGCCGTTTTAATTGCGTAGAAATGATTAAAGCATTAATCGGTTTAAAATCATTTTGGACTTTTACGCCTAAACAACTATATAGGAAACTAAAAAATGGGTGATCCGTTCGGAGCAAGAGAAAGCAAGCGCGCTAGTCGTGAACAACGCGAAATGATAAAAAAACAACGACAAGCTGACGAATTAAAACTAGCTGAAGAAGAAGGCGAAATAGCCAGAAAGATGAACTTAGCTAAAACAGGCGGCAGAAAGTTACTAGTTAAAACTAGCGAAACAGGCCAGAAGAAATCTAATAATTTGGGCGGAACCGTATAATGTATAAATTACCGAAAGGCCAAACGGTTGAATCTTTATTAAAAAGACAGTCTTCGGCTAAATCATGTTATAACGCTTGGCGTTCTATACACCAAGAAGCCATGGACTACGCAACGCCACAGCGAGAAACATTCACTCAAAACGCAGAAGGCCAAAGGAAGAACCGCTTTGTTTTTGATTCTACAGCCGTAGAAGGAGCCGAACAGTTTAGTAGTAGAATACAAGGCTCTTTAGTTCCAAGTTGGCAGCAGTGGGCTTCGCTGGTGGCTGGTGAAGAAGTTCCGAAAGAAGAACGCGAAACAGTTAACAAAGCGTTAAAAGAATTCACCGATCTAATGTTTGCTAACTTAAATCATTCTAATTTTGATACCGAAATATCGCCTTCACTAAAAGATTTATCCATAGGTACCGGCGCAATTTTAGTAGAAGAAGCGCCTTTTGGTTCAAGTTCAGCCTTTAGATTTACAAACGTCCCACTTGCAGAGCTTTATTTAGAAAAGTCTGGCGGAATATGGCGCTTTCATAAAATAGCTTGCGGGTTAATAGAAAAGACTTGGCCGGAAGCGAACATTCCAGAAGAGCTTCAAAAGATAATTAAAAAAGACCCCAATACAGAAGTTGATATTTGTAACGGCATGATAGAAACGGACGATGATAAAGCGCGTTATTCACAAGTTGTTATGTATCAAAAAAGCGTTTTATTTACTCAGTCTTTTAAAACAAAGCGCTTAATTCCTTTTCGTTGGAGTGTTACACCTGGCGAAACATACGGGCGAGGTCCAGCAATTAACAAGCTACCGGATATTAGAACGGCCAATAAAATCGTAGAATTAATACTAGGTAACGCAGCGATTCAAATGGCCGGAGTTTACACAGGGCGCGACGACGGTTTATTTAATCCGCATACTGTTAGAATTGCACCAGGCTCTATGATTCCAGTAGGGAGCAACGACAACGCAAACCCAACTATTAGACCGTTAACGCCTTCTGGAAACCTTGGCATAGCCGACGGCCTTTTAGAAATGATGCAGAATAACATTAGAAAAGCGTTCTTTTCTGATCCGCTTGGCGAGATAACCGACCCAGTTCGAAGCGCAACGGAAAACATTATTCGAAATCAAGAGTTTTTAAAGCAATCTGGCGCGAGCATTGGACGCTTAAAGACGGAATTAATAGAACCTTTAATATCCGCCATGATTGATATTTTAAAAGACCTTGGCAAGTTCCCAGAAGGTTTAAACATAAACGGCGCTGAAGTAACGATTAGGCAAGAATCACCACTAGCGCAAAGCGAAAAAATAGAAGAATTTCAAAATACGCAGTTATGGTTTAGCACTATAGCGCAGTTCTTGCCGCAAGAAGTTATTGCTGCAAAAGTTAAAGTTGAAAACTTACCAGGTTTATTTCAGCAACAACTAGGCGTTAATCCTGATCTTATACGTAGCGACGCAGAAACAAAGCTTCTAGCTAAGCAAGTGCAAAGCGCAGCAGAAAAGCGAATTCAAGACGGACAACCACCAGCAGAGGAAGGTTTTTAAATGTATGAACTTAACGGATTCGATCAAATTGGTGGGATAGCTGACCCGGAAGAATTACAACGCAAGAAACACGAAGAACAGACGCGCGGGCAAAAGCTGGATTATTTAATTCATAGAACCTTCGCACAAAGCGAAAGCGGGAAGGAATTGTTAGAAATATGGCGTGATAGCCTTATAATGAACCCTAGCGTAACACCTAATTCAACACAGTTCCAAGCTGGTATTGAAGAAGGCAAAAAAGAAATTATTCGAAACATTCTTTTAACTATAAAAAAAGTGGAAGCTGACAAATGAACGTGAATAAATTTAATAACCTATGGCGCGTATACCGCGAAGAAGCAACGCCCGACGGAGAACAAGGCGGAGCAGGAGAAGCAACGCCCGACGCAGACGCTGCAGCAGTAGCAGAAGCCGCCGGAGAAGAAGCACCAGAAAGCGAACGACCGGAATGGCTTTTAGATAAGTATTTAGCCGAAGGCAAAACAACAGAAGACGCAATAAAAGACCAGGCGAAAAGCTACAAAGAGTTGCAAAGTAAACTAGGCTCTTTCACTGGCGCGCCGGAAAAATACGAAGTTGTTTTAGCTCAAGAAATCAAAGACGCTGGTTTTGATATAGACAGCGAAAGCGATATGTTAAAAGACGCTATAGAGTTTGCTAAAGAATCAAACATGAGCCAAGACGGCTTTAATAAAATGATTGAGCTATGGGCTACAAACGAACTGGCAGTAGCAAACGCACAAAAGCAAGCTATAGAAGAATCGTTTAAATCTTTAGACAACGCGCAAAGCCGTATTAATAATATATCAGCCTGGGCCAATAAATCCCTTCCCGCCGATCTTGTTGGCGAATTGGACGGTATGTTAACAACGCCGGAAAGTGTAAAGCTAGTTGAACGCATGATCGCAATGAGCAGGAACGCACCAGTAACGCCGGACGAATCAAGAGCAAGTAACGTTTCAGCCGAAGATGTTACTAAAATGCAGTTTGAAAAAGACGAACACGGAAACCGACGCATTAACACAGATCCAGAATTCCGAAAACGCTATATTAAACTTCGTGATGAAGTACACGGAACCGAAGAACACCGTCAACAATACGGTTAAAGACTAGAAGCCAAGGGCAAGCGAGTAACCCCACATTATTCGCTTGTTGTTCCCTTGGCCTATTTATTATACACACTATAGGGGTGGGCTATGTCATTTACATTAGATTCATTTACAGAATTAGGAAGCAATTCAAACAGCAATTCACCAAACAGTTGGAGTTATCGAACTGGCGACACACTGGCCGAAGTTGTAGCAAGCGGTTACTTTTTGGAGGTTTACAACCTTTTAAACGCTGGTGATTTAATTAACA